TCTTTCAGGTTCTAAACCATTCATATAAATATCAAAATAACTTGAAGTTTCATCTGCACTAATTCTAGTATAGTTAGTATCAAAATCTACTACATATTCATCAGTATCTAAATCTTTAATAGCATACCAAGCTGATCCTGATGGTAAGTAATATTGTTTAGTATACAAAGAAGAAGTCGACCAAACACGGGAAGGGTATTTAGGTCTACAATTTATTCTAAATCTATTAATACTTTCTGAGTAAAATATACCTGGATTTTCAGCTAGATCAATAAATGCGTTAGGTTGGAATAGTTCAGTAATAGTAGAAGAACCTGTATTCCATGTTGAATCATTCCATCTAATTTCTAGTTCTGGTGGGTAAATAGTATTAGTATCAATTGTGTAATATTGCATTACAGGTTGAACTAATTTGCTAGGATTAAATTCAATAGTATTTTCCCATTTTAAAATAAATCCATTATTATCTAAAGATCCACTATACCAATCATCTACCATTGAGGTAACTGTTATATTTAGATCTTTATCACTTCTTGGATCAAAAGACTGGGTGATAGGATATGTAATAGAACCATCTGAAGAACTAGCATACCAATTTCCTCCTCCTTGTGGTGCATAAGTTGGATTATAAGAACTAGTGTATCCTAAAGAAGGACCACCAATATTCCAATTAACACCTCCACCAAATGAAGGTGAATTCCAGGCAGCCCCATCTGAAGTAATGGGTTGGTCTAAATAAGTACCAGTACCCATATTCCAACTATCATATACCGGAAAAATTTCTAAGATAGAGTCTTCAACTATTCCCTGAGCTGTAGCTATATAAGATTTTAAATGAGCATCCCAATTTCCAGTTACTTTATTATCTAATATATTTTGAATTTCTACTGTATCAAAAGCAATTAAGGTACGAGCAACTGATGGGTTAGTATCTAGTGCAAAATTTAAATTAGATATTTGGTTTATAGGATCAATACCTGTATTCATTGAAGGATACATTGAATATAGAGATGTATCTTTATATGGAAAAAGTTTATATACTGCCATAATATTTTATTTAATAGGGTCAGTGGCCCTTGCTATTAATCTAGGGTCTTGAAAACTATCTTGATATGTTTTACCTAATTTAGGTAAATAAGGTTGAGTTGTATTAAAACTTTTATATTCAGTTCCTATTTGAGTATTATAAGGTACATTAATAGGACCACCAAGTATTGCCGGATTTTCTAAATCTAAATTTGTATTATGAAATATACTTTTATTAGACATAGGAGTATCGTATGCAAAATTACCAGGACCCCTAATTTGACCTTCAGGTCTATCTTCAAATCTTTTACCAGGTTGGGGTAAATAAGTATGAGTATAATTATATTGAGGGGCATTAATAGGACCACCTGCAGGTATAGGGGAAGTTAAATCAAAACTTGATGTAGTAAAATTCTTTTCATTAAAAAAAACATCATCAGGAGATTGAATAGGCTGGTTAGGGTTTCTAATTATTTTAGAAACTCCAGCTGCTACATCTTTATCATATCTATTTTTTAACCCCATAATTATAAGTTTACGATTTTACCTTTAATATCATTATTAGGAAATTTTACTTCAAATATCATAGGATCAATTGAAGGGTAAATTACTCCATTTAAAGTAGCTCCTTTTACATCATATGCGTATTGAGAATAATTTCCATCATTTATAGTTTTATTGTAACAATAAATATTTTTTACAGTTTGTACTCCCTCAATTTGATCTAAAACTGCATATACATCCCTATATAAAATAGGTTCATTTATTTGCCAATTTTCAATACTAAAATAATCTTGAAGAGCTGTAATGCATCTTCTTAAGACTTCATTATTATTAAAGTTAGGTAAAACTATAATTTCAAAGTCAATACCAATATTAACAATAAAAGCATCTTTAATAGCAACCGAATCCCCTATAGTTCTAAATTGAGATAAATAAGTTGAAAGGTTTTGTTTTAATGTACTATTAGCAACAGTTAAATCATTATTATTATCAAACGCTAAAACATATAAATCAATATTAGTTCCCGTATTAGCAGATGCCTTAGATTTTTCTGTGTATATTTTAGCTATTTTACCATATTTAGGTAACATTGATAAAGCTCTAACAGTATAATCATTTGGAGTAACTGCTCTAAATTGGGTATTAAAGTTAGAAATAATATTTTGTCTTAATTCTTCTATAGTATCCCCCCCTCTACCACCAGAAGCAGCTCTTGGGTTTGTAACTGATAATGAATTGAAAGTACTTTGGTATAACCCACTAGGATCAGTTGGTGAAGAATATATAAATGATCTACTAACTGATTTTAAAGCTGTAATAGTATTAGAATTAACATTAGACCCGACACCTCCTCCAACTAAATATCTAATTGTTAGAGTACCAGTAGGAGCTATACCATAAGTAGGAGTAAATATAAAGTTTGTAGGTGAATATGCAGTTGTAAGTTTATTTTTTTCAAATGGTAAACCTAAACCTACATTATCAGCATTTGGGGTAATTTCTTCTTCTACATTTAAACTAGTACCAGCACCAAATTGAATTTCAAGTTCTGTATTAGAAGTAAAACGAGTAGCGAATCTGCGTTGGGTTTGTTTTAATTGTAATAAATAAGGAGTTTCCCCTTCATTTACAGAATTGTTTGGATCATTTGGGTTTGAATTACGAATTGAATCATAAACCATTTCTTCAGCTAAGTAAGGTACTTCATACCAAACATTACCATCAGCATCTACAATATCTAATATACCTACAATATTTGTATCATTAATTGTAGTAGTAAAAAATTCTTGTGGGGTTGCACCTGCATTAACTGTAGTTGTTTTTATAGTTGAAGAAATGGCTTTTCTAGTTTTTTTAAGTAAGAAAAGTGAAGGATTATTAGCAGCATCTACACTATAAATAGTTACTTCAGTAGGATCTTGAGAACTTGAAACTGTAAAGTCTATTGAATCTTCTGTTAAGAAATTTAATTCAGTATTAGATATAGATCCAATTTGAGCATTTTCATCAATATATAAGGCATATTTGTAGTCTGGGGTATATATGTTAGGGCCAGAAGTTAAAGAAGGTATAGTTTGATAAAAATCTAAATCTACAGTAGCAACACCTGTAACCTGTGGTTTGTAACCCATTACATAAGCTAAATCAAATAGGTTTTCAAATCTACGAGAATATTGAGTAAAGGTTTCTTGAATTTGATTATCTTGGTAAAATGATAATACATCACCAATATAAGCCGCCATTTCCATAAACATCATACCAGGTGAAGCTTCACTAAAATCTGTATAAGATGTAGGGAAATATGTTTTAGAATAATTAACTAATGCTGATTTAAAATCAGCAAAATCTTTATTTAAATATTTTATGTCTCTTGCTTGTGCCATTATGCTCCTAGAATTACTTCAATGTCATCATCTATTCCTTGTGCTGGAATCGAATATTTTATAATAATTTTAATACTATTAGTATCAGGGATTCCTAATACTGAAACTTCTGCAAGGTTTATACCTCCAACAACTTCTTTCATTTTGGATACGATAAAATCTTTTATCTCATCTAAATTATCCTGTACTATGCTTTGAAATATTTGACTTCTTAACCCAGCTCCAAATCCGGGGTTTAAAACTCTTTCATCAATTTCTGTTAAGAAAAAATTAATAATATTATTTTTTATAGCTTCTTGACTAGTATAGGTGCTTACAAAACATTGTGGGTTTGAAAAAGGAAGACCAACCCCCACCCCAACATTAGGGGAAAAATCAGTAGATGCTATTTTGCGGACATTATAAGCCATTATCCTTTATTCATTAATCCCATAATTTGATCTAAACCAACATTACCTGAGGGTAATTGGCTACCTTCACCAGAAGTATTCATTCCAGGGGTTACTTGTAAGTTTCCTCCCATATTACGAGCATCTGTTGAATTAAAGCTAAGAGTATCTTGTCCTGGTTTCATGTCTCCTAAGATTGAGGCATAAGCTGCTCTTTGTTCAGCTATATTTTTAGGTTTAGAAGTTGGGGTTACATTTTCAGAAGGTAAAGATTCAGCTACTACAGTCTTAGGTGAACGTACTGCTTCAAGAAGAAT